CTCATTATTTCTCCCGGCTACATGACGGCTCGCCTCGGTGGCGCGGCCAATCCGGTCGTTGCAGCTGCTCGCGTCGTTGCCGATCGCATCATCGACTGCATGGTGATCGGTGACACGCCGTCCACCTCGATAGAGGCGGCGATCGAATGGGCTGAGGACTTCGCGACGGCGCTGAACGTCATCGGCCTTTACCCGCAGGCCGTGGTTAATCTCGGCGCGGGCAACGTCACGCGTGCGTTGTCGCCCCACATGGCAGGTGCCATGGTCCGGCGGGACAAGGAAACAGGTGGCCCCTACAAGGCCTCGTGGAACAGGCCGCTGACCGGTGTTCTCGGTCCTTCAGTTCCGGTCGGCTACACGGACGGCGATATTTCCTCCGAGGCCAACCAGCTCGCGCAGGCTGGCGTCGGCACCATCATTGAAGGCAATCTGCTGTGGGCACCATTCACCACGGCGACCGACCCGACCGTCAATAGCTGGCGCTCGATTAAGAAAATCCGGACACGCCGGGCCATCGAGAAAGCCATGCTTCGCCCGATGCGGCAGTACCTTTCCGAGGACATCACACCTCATCTTGTCACCCTAATTTACCGGGCTGCAGACCAGTTCCTGTCTGACCTGAAAACGCTCACCGCCATCATCGACTACGAGCTGATCTGGTCGAAGGCGCTCAATTCGGCGGCGATCTTAGAAGCCGGCGCATTGCGCGTGAAAATGCGGTGGGCAGAAACGCCTGATCTGGTCGATCTTCAACTGTACGATGAGCCGATGCCTGAGGCCTTCGACGTTCTGGAATCGGCGATCGCGTCGGCGCTGGCCGCTCTCGGCAATTCCAACATTCGCGTTACCGCGTAAAGGAGCCTTCACATGGATCGCATTATTCGCGGCGCGAACTGGTACTGCGGCGAGATCAACCAGCGCCTCCGCATTGACGAAACGACGCTGCCGGCGCTGAGCCGGGAAATGTTGCCGATGGTCATGGGCGGCGGTTGGTTCGGTTTCGAGCTGCCGGCGGAAATCCAGCCTCTCACTTGCGAGATGAGCGTCAACGGCGTCCACGAGGACCTCAAGACGCGTTTCGGCCGGGAACCCGGCGACTGGACGACGATCGCCTATTACGAGGCGCTGCTCAATGTATTCCCGGCCAACTCCACGGGTGAGGCCAATGCATCAGTTTCGCCTCAGTTGAAGGGCCGCACCGTTATCCTCAAAGGCTTGCTCAACAACTTCGAGCAGGGAGGCGTCAAGGGCCAGAAGTCTACGGCGGCCACTCGGCTCCGTTGGTCTTCCATCGTTCTCTATCAGGACATGATGGATGGCAAAGTCATCCACAAGTTCGACATCCAGAACAACACCCTGATCATCAACGGTGTGAATTACACGGCCGAGTTCAACAATCTGATCTCGGCATGATAGCCAAAGGGCATCGTACATGCAGAAAAGCGACGACACTTTGACCGCCCGTGTGGCGGTCCCTCAGTCCAAGTCGGACCCCAGCGACGTGAAATTCGAAGAAATCCCGCTTCCGCCCCGCGATATGTGGGGCGATAGCGTCACTGCGGCATCAGGTGCATCGACAGAAGCGACTTCCGCCGTGGTTACAACAGGTCCGGATAGAGAGATCGAGAAGCTGGATTTTCTTCTCGAAGAAAACTCTGACGTGCTTCGGAACATCCCTTTGAAGTTCCCCTTCAATTGGCAAGGAAATCCCGTTCGTGCGATCTCGGTTCGCCGTCTGACAACCGGAGAAGTGGGAAACATCATCGACAAACGGCCCGCTAACGTTCCGGACAACTTCGACATTTACGGCGCGATGACTGGTCTACCAGCAAGCGTCCTGAGAGGATTGATCTCCGATGACGGCGAGCTTGTTGCGGAGGCTTGTTACGATTTTTTGCCCCGCTACTTTCGCCCGGCGGAGATGGGCCAGTCCGCATCGTCATAAGGCTGACCGACTGGCGAAAGGTAACATCTCGCACTGCGGCGGTACTGACCGATCTCTCCACGGCATTGGCTATGCCGTGGGATGAAATGCTGCGCTGGTACATTGAGGCCGACGCAATCTACAAGGAAACGTGGGACCGCCGACGATGAGCACTATGGATGTTTCTCTGCGTTTGCGGCTGCTCAACCAGCTTTCCCGCCCGGCTGGTGAAGCCGAGCGCGACCTTAAAGACCTCAAGAAGACCGCTGAGCAGCTTGGCCGCGTCAAGGGCGGCGACACGCTCTCACGAGGTCTCGTTGACGTTGGTCGTAAAGCCGACGCCGCCAAGATCAAACTTGGTCAGATTGAAAAGGAGGCCGATCAGCTTCGTCGGGCGATCGGCAAAACAGGGTCCGGTTTCAATAACTTCAAAACTGATGCAGCTAAGGCGGAAACCTCCTTAGCGAAGATCAGGGATCGCGCCGATAATACGCGGCTCGCTATTGCTCGTATCGGCGACGGCTTTGGGAACCTGAAAGCAGATGCAATATCGGCTGAGGCCAGTCTGAAGGGCATCGAACAGCAATCTAACGTCACGCGAGCTGCGATCGGCCGGATCGGCGACGGCGCTTTTTCAGCGTTGAAGGCCGACGCAGTCGCTGCGGAGTCGGCGGTAAAACAGATTGGAACGGCGGCCGACGCGGCTGACGCAAAACTTCGGTCTATGCGCGGATGGTCTGCCGGCGGACGCGGTCCCCACTCCAGCAGCGGTGCACCCGGTACTCGGATGTCCACACTGGAAGGCGCTGTTGATCAGTTCGGCCTTCCTGTCGCTGTCGGAGCGGGTGGGGCCTATCTTGCTGGTGCCCTCCCGGCCGGGGCAGTGGTCGCGGGCGGAGCCGCGATAAATGCGGCGGGCAAAGACGAATTTTCAATGGACCAGCTGCAAACGACTGGCGGGTTCGATGAAACGGAACGCGAAAAATACCGTCAGATGCTCGGTCGCGCAGGTGCTCGGCGCGGTGTCGGAACCCAAGGTGCTATGGGCGTCTTTGGTGCGTTACAGGCCGGCGGGCTTGCCAGCGCAGACGCTGCGACAATGACGGATGACGTCCTTGTTTTTGCGAAAGCAACCAACTCAAACCCTGAGGACGCTGCAAATACTGCGATTGCTTTACGCAACAACATGAAAATCCCTGCCAATCAGATGATGCGCGCATATGACACGATGGCTGTGGGTGGAAAAGAAGGGCAGTTCGAGGTCAAGGACATGGCTCGCCAGTTTCCATCGATGCTCGCGGCTATGGCTGCTCAGGGTTCTGAAGGCTTCGAGGGGGTCAAATTGGCTACCGCCATGTCTCAATCGATCCGAAAAACCACTGGTTCCGGCGACCAAGCGAAAACCCGATTTGAGGCGCTCCTCTCCGACCTGACCGCACCAGAGGTTGTCGATCGCGCCCAAAAGATGGGTTTCGACCCGAATCAAGCCAAGCAAAATGCGTTGAAACGGGGGAATGATCCCGTTTTAGCTATGATCGAAGGCTATCGAAAATTGATTGGCGGTGACGAGCCAAAGTTCAAAGAACTGTTCCGCAACAGCGAGTCCTATGCCGGTCTGGCGGCGATCTTCAAAGATATCGATGAGATGAAAGCGATGGTCGGGCGAATGGGCAGTGCCGAAGGTACGATCGCAAAGGACTACGAGACCTCAACGGGCAATTTCGAAACACAAAAAGATCGTCTTTCCGCGAACATTGGCACAAACATCAAATCACTTGCGGCACCTCTGCTTCCGCTTCTCACATCTCTTGCTGAGCATGCCTCCTCCGCAATGGAACGTGCCCGGGAAAACGAGCAGAAAAACCCTCTCTCCGTCGCGCCGGCGTATGGCCTCTTGGAGTGGTTTACCAAGCTTGCCGTCGATACTGGTGGCGAAGGCCGGCCATCCGCCGCGAAACGGTTTCTTCTTGGTGATGCTGCCGATCCTGATTTCAGCTTGCGTAAACACATGGCCATCGGTGGCGGAACAAGCGGAGACCTTGGTGCATCAACTGGAGCCATACCAGTTCCGACACCGAGGCCAGCCGAATTCGGTCAGGCCGCGAAAGAAGGGATGGCGGCCTATAATAGCGCGCTTTCCACCGAGGGAGAGGCGGCAAAAGCTGAGGCGAGTAGCATCGCGGACTACATTAAGTCCGTCCTTGGCTTCACTGTGTCTCCGACGATTTCGCCGACGTTCATCCCTCCTGCAGCCGCCCCATCGCCAGCGCCCGCCGGTGAGAAGCACTCTTCGTTGCAGCAATCCAGTAACGTTAGGCTGACACAGAACATCACAACGCCGAATGCCAAGCTTGCCGCTGTGAAGGCTCGGCGCGAACAATCGCGTGCGATCGAGCAGGCGCGCTCGCGCTCGTTCTATGACCTCGGCCCGAGGCTGGCATGAGCATCTTTGTTGAAAACGGCGCGCTGATATCGATTGGAGGCGCGAGGCTTTGCATAATCGGGATGAACCCCCAGCGCGTCAGTTACTCGTCTTCAGCGCGCTTTCCGGCCCATCCTGTGCAGGGCGGTTTGAGGTATCAGGCGACGGGTCCGGACGCCGAACTGGTGACGATCGAGGCCATGACCTTTCCGCATGTTTTCGGTGGTCTGGATTCGGTCGCCATCCTGAAAGCTCACCACCGTCGCCAGTCGATCGTCCCGTTCATTCGCCTACGCGGAAATTACCTCGGTGAGGCGCTTGGTCTCTGCGTCATCGAAACGCTCGACTACGATGAAGAGCGCCTGCATCCGGTCGACGGCGTCGGCCGACAACTCGACGTGACCATGGGCCTGATCATCCTGCCGGAGTCGACCCCGTTTTCCTCTGTCGGCGTTTCCAGCCTCGGGGATATTCTCGGAGGTGCTTTCTGATGCAATACGTGGTTCCCTATGGCGGAGAACGTCTCGATCGCATTGCCAAGAAAGTCCTTCAAACCGAGCGCGAAGGCACCGTTGAGGCATTGCTGACGGCAAATCCCGGCCTCGCGCATCTGGCTTCAGCGATAGTTCCGGCAGGCACAATCATCACCGTGCCAGAGGATTTCGCGCCGGCCCGCACCGCAGATTTCACTCTGGCTTGGGAGTGACGTCATGAAAACGCCGATCGTTCGCATCACGGGCCAATCCGGAACCGACCTGATTCCGAAATGGAAATCTCTGCTCGAAAGCGTCACCTATACCGACAACGAGGGCGGCGAGGCTGACGAGCTGGAGATCACTTTCGTTGTCGCTCCGCCATTTCCAGCCCCACCACCAAAAGGCACGCGTTATGTCTTGGAGTACGGATGGGCCAAGGAAAGGCTTCGGAACGCGGGGGCGTTCACCTATCAAAATTCCGGCCTCAACAAGTCTGCAGGTGATGCGTGGACTATGACGATAACTGCGAGATCGGCCGACTTTGTTGAAGCCGATAAGTCGGCCGACCTGGAGCATTATGAGAACACGACGGCCGGCAAGATATTCGAGAAGCTTGCTGCAGAAGCCGGGAAATCGGCCGTGGTCGATGGCGACATCGCGAAGGTCGAAATCCCTTATCGCTTGCGATTAAATCAGTCTGCGATCGGCTTCGGGCAAGCGCTGGCTGACGAGGTCGGCGGCTCCCTGAAGCTTGCCGGCGGGAAGTGGATCGTGACAGCGAAGTCATCCGGCCGGACGGCCACCGGGAACGCTTTGCCGACGATCGTCATATCTCCCGATATAGTCTTTGACGCCGGCCTCACGTCTGAGGGGCGACCTGAATATGGTACCGTCGCTGCAGGCTACTTCGATGAGGACGCCGGCGTATGGGTTGAAGAGAAAACCAGCGGCAAGGGCAAAAGCTCCCGAACGTCCATGCTGCATCCAGCACCATCATCCGCTGAAGCCAAAGTGCGCAGCAAGACACAGGCGACCGATCTGGCGCGAGCAACCGTGGCCGGCAGTCTAACGATCGAGGGCGACGTTGCCGCGATGGCGGGCGCGCCGCTGTCGCTGCCCGGCTTCGGTCAATGGGCCGGCAGTACCCTTAGCGCCGGCAGCATCTCCCACGCCTTCACTTTCGATGAAAGCGGGGGCTGGCTGATGACCGTCGAGATCGCAGCGAAGGATTCATAAGCAGCAATTGCCTCCCGGCTAGACCGGGTGGCCTGAGGTGCCTCGTGCACCTCAAGCGACGGGCCAAAGTTTGGCGACCCAACCCGTCCGACAGCAATGTTCGATAACTGTCACACCCGTACCCTGCAGGGCGGATTTGCTGTGACTGAGTCGAGAGATATTTGAAATGGTGAATCTGATGCCGGTGGCTCCGGCCACTCCAGCTGCCCCTTATATCGGTGGAAAACGCGTTTTGGCGAAGGCCATCATCGCCCGTATCAATGAAACGCCGCACGAAAGCTATGCGGAAGTGTTTGTTGGAATGGGCGGCGTCTTCCTCCGCAGGAACCTCCAACCGCGCATGGAGGTCATCAACGATATCAGTGGTGATGTTGCCAACCTCTTCAGGATACTGCAGCGGCACTATCCGCAGTTCATGGAGACGCTCCGATATCAGGTGACGAGCCGGCGCGAGTTTGATCGCCTGTCTCGCGTCGACCCCTCGACCTTGACCGATCTGGAGCGTGCAGCGCGGTTCCTTTATCTCCAGCGAACGGCTTTCGGCGGCAAAGTCTCGGGGCAGAACTTTGGCGTCTCGATGCAGGGCGCTCGCTTCAATCTCCTGAAG